TCAAGGAGAAGAACACATGATCACGCTCGCTCTGATCGGCTTGCTGGTGGACATCTTGGTGCTTGAATGAAGCTCACCAAGCCACGCTACAAGCCACCAAGCAAGCGAGAGTCACCAAGCATGAGCACCCTACTCCAAGCCGAAGCCAGAGAGCTGCTGACCACATGGGAAGTGCTCAAGGACAAAGCTCTCATTGAGCGCCATCTTGGAGCAATGGACACAAAGTACAAGGACGGTGCTGAAGCTGCCATCAGAAAGTGGATGCACTACATCAAGAAGGAAGAAAGAACATGAATATCGCAGTCATCACATACATCGCAGCCTTGGTCGCTGCCAACTTGCTGGTCGCATGGCTTGGGCCGTGGTTCAGCGTCATCAACTCGCTGGTGCTGATCGGGCTTGACCTGTCGCTGCGCGACAAGCTGCACGACAAGTGGAACGGCAACCCGTTCAAGATCGGTGCGCTCATTGTGGCTGCAGGCGTCATCAGCTACCTGCTCAACCCTGCGTCAAGTCAGATCGCCATTGCCAGCGTGGTCGCGTTCTGCGCATCAATGGTGGCCGATGCGGTTGTGTATCAAACCCTGCGCGACAAAGATTGGTTGGTCAAAGCCAACGGATCAAACGCTGCTGGCTCTCTTGCTGACTCCGTACTTTTCCCAACCGTAGCTTTTGGCGCTCCGATGCCAGAGATCGTGGCAATGCAGTTTGCAGCCAAGCTCATTGGCGGTGCCGCTTGGTCTTGGGTGCTGCGCAAGTGATTCACTACCACGGCACTCCGATCACACCAAGAGTTGCGCTGCTAGAGATGTCTGGCAGGCACTTCTGTGTGTCGTTTGCCGACCCAAGAGACATTGATGTGTGTCTGAGTATTGGTCAGTCTGTGATGCTGGACAACGGGGCTTTCACAGCTTTCACGCAAGGCAAAGAGATGGACATTCCAGGCTTTCACGCTTGGGTTGACCAGCACATCGCGCAACCGCACTGGGCAGTTGTGCCTGACGTGATTGACGGTGACGAAGACCAGCAGCGTCAGTCAGCAAAAGGTTGGCCGTTTCCGAAGGAACTGAGTGCACCCGTGTGGCACTTGGGTCTGTCGCTGGACTGGCTGCTTGAACTCTCAGACAACTGGCCTCGGATCTGCCTTGGCAGCAGTGGTCAGTATTGGGAGATAGGAAGCCAAGCCTGGTGCAAGCGGATGGACGAGGCGTTTGATGCGCTGTCATCCAAGCGTAGACATCTGCCGTGGATCCACGGCATGCGGATGCTTGGTAAGTCAGATGGGCCTTGGCCTTTGGCATCAGCAGACAGCACCAACGTGGCTCGGAATTACAAGACCTATCACGTCCACCCAGATGCAATGGCTGGACGTATTGATGCTGTTCAGCCAGCACGCAAGTGGCGTGGCAATCCACAGATGGAGTTGGTGTGAACTTGAACGAACCAACTAAATTCACGCTGCCCAAGAAGCCAAGGGTCAAGCAGAAAGACGCACCACCAGATCAGCGCAAGGTGTGTGTGCTGCCGATCCGCGCCATCACAGACCAGACCATCACAGACAACATGCTGCGCGTGCTGGCCGTGCTGTGCTCCTACTGCAACCGAGCTGGACTGACTTGGGTCAGCCAGAAGAAGCTCGCTGAAGACCTAAAGGTGAGCCGTCAAGCCATCACCAAACAGATGGGCAAGCTCGTCGCTGCTGGCTACGTCGAGATCATCCGCAAAGGCTTCAGGGGCGAGCGCTCCAACACAGTCAGAGTCATCTTCGACAAGTCAGTGGACACTGACACAGCCATCGCCATCACCAACAGCATTGAAGACACCCGACCACCAGTCATCAAACAGGAGCAGCAAATGCAAGAAGAGATCGACAGAGCTGGCCAGCAACGCATCGCAAGCCTGGTCGCACAAGCACTCAAACAACCAACCAAGAAAGAGAAAACCATGCCAAAAGAAGGCGACACCATGACAGTCAAAAAGATGAAAGAAGGCATCAAAAAGGCCAAGTCCAAGATCACCACATCGGCAACCCCAGAGGTAGCCAATGGGGACAGTCCAAATGTAATCACAATGGATCAAAAAGAACCTCTCCATAGGCAACCATATAGGCAACCTAATGAGGTAGCGCAGAACACCAGAGAACACAGTATTAAGGAGCCTATAAGTCAAGAGTCTTTAAGAGAATTAAATAAATTAAATAAATCCTTAAAGACTGTTTTAGGAAACTCGGAAATTCAAAGTCTTAAAGACTTAGGTCTGAATGACCACGACATCGAGCAAGGTCTGGAGATCCTGGTCGCAGCCTACGCAGCCGAGGGTCTGACACCCAAGCCAGCGCAGTTGTTCGAGGGTCTGGTGCAGATGCAGAAGGATGCCAAGTGATCGAAGGCATCAGGAAGGCACCTAGAAGGCTCAGGAAGGCGGGTAAAACCGCCAGCCTAGGCAAGGGTAGCCACCAACCCTTTCAGCGCGTTGTAGGCCGTTTAATCCAATCTGTTCAAATGGCCAACGAACGTATGGGTTTTGTACAGGTGTCTGTGCGCCAGCAGGCAGGGGGTATCGCAGCGTGTCACCCATGGCCGCAACCGCACCACAACGCGCCCGTCAACGCGCACGGTATCGCGCTGCGCCTGCTCGCGTACAAAACCGACCCTTTGCCCCCCTACCCCACACTGTGCGATAGGGGGACTCCCCGCAATTTTTCCCCCACTTTTCCTGGTGTACAGGAATCAATGACAATCAACCAAAAGGAGTATTTGAGATGGCTTATGAAATGAGAGCTGGGAGCGGATCGCTCTTCAAGAATGACCGCAAGGAGAAGGAGACTCACCCCGATCTGAAAGGCAAGGTGATGCTGCCAAACGGTGAGGTGCGTTGGCTGTCGGCTTGGAAGAAGACGACTGGTGCTGGCGCTGCGTGGCTGAGTGTGAGCATTGGTGACTTGGTGCAGCCGATGGCTGGTGGCAGCAATTTGAGCGTGCCACCGCTTGATGCGCACAACCAGGCCAAGGCCAATGCGTTTGTTGTGGAGACTGATGATGACATCCCTTTCTGACAAACAAACTGGTGGGCCAGCGTTTCCAAATGCGGCGTTTGGCAGCACTCGGAACGAACAACAAGGCATGACCCTGCGCGACTANNCGAACAGTGGAAAGCGTGAACAAACCCGCGTGGAGCCCACCACGCACGTGACCCACCCCGACTTCACCTACCAGCGAGGCGCTGACGTGCAAGCCACATGGCGCAGGTTCGGGTGGGTGCCGCCCAGTGAGGGCAAGCCCGCCCCGCCGCCTGAGAAGGTGATCGAGTGGGAGCAACCCGTGCGGAGGGTGAAATGACTGAACGCAACACCGGAGGCCCGGCGTTTCCTGGCATGGATTACGTTGCCCAAGACGGCAAAAAGAACCCAGAAGGCATGACCCTGCGCGACTACTTCGCTGCCAAGGCGATGCAAGCCTATTGGTCTGACCCCGATGTGGCATCTGACCATAAGACGGCTGCTGCATGGGCGTATGAGATGGCCGACGCCATGCTGAAGGCGCGTGATGGCCACTAAGTCAAAGCTCTCTGAGCAGATCCCCAGCCTGAAGAACTGGGGTGGCATCCGTTCGATTGAGCGTCGAATGGAGCGGTCAGCGACTATTGTGCAAAACCGTGAGGCGGTGGCGTATACGCTGCTGTGCATGGCCAACACGAAGCTGACTGACATCATGTCTTGGGATGAAGAAGGCAACATCAGTGTGAAGCCAAGCTCGCAGATCCCAGAGCATGCGCTGCAGGCGATCAAGAGCATCAAGGTCAACGAAAGAAAAGACAAAGACGGCAACGTGACCAGGACGCTGGACATTGAGCTGTATGACAAGGTGGGCGTCTTGCGTCTGCTGGCCAAGGCAAGTGGTTTGCTGGACAACCCTGATGACGGGTCTGACAAGCCGAGCGTGATTGACGTGAATGTGATCTCACCAGACCAAGCGAGGGGTGGTGAATGAAGCGCTCAGACGACCCACGCTGCCCGTTCAACAAGAACTGGAAGTCGCCCATTGATTGGTCTGACATTCAGATGTCTGCCAAGCATGGGTCGATTTCCAGCGCTGTGGTCAACAAGAAGCGTGCTGATGGGGTTGACATGGCCACCATCCACAACATGAGCAAGAAGACCATGACCAACCGGATTGACCCACGTCATTTCCATATTTTTCAGAAAGCGATCTCAAGTGGCACGAACAAAAGAACAAAGTGACAAGGCTGTGGCCACTGGTGGCTTGAAGCTCGACTTCAGCAAGTCGCCGGTGATTTATGACTTCATCCAGTCCAATGCCTTTGTGCAGGGCGTGATGGGGCCGGTGGGATCTGGCAAGTCTTATGGCTGCTGCGGCAAGATCTTCATCAAGGCTGTGCAGCAAAAGCCATCGCCCATTGACAACATCAGGTACTCGCGCTGGGCTGTGGTGCGAAACAGCTACCCCATGCTGAAGACGACGACCATCAAGACGTGGCTTGACCTATTCCCTGAGTCCACCTTTGGCCCGATGCTGTGGACGCCACCGATCACCCACCATATTCGCTTGCCCGCCCGTGATGGCGCTGCCGGCATTGACTGCGAAGTGATCTTCTTGGCCCTTGATCAACCCAAGGACGTGCGCAAGCTGCTGTCGCTGGAGCTGACTGGCGCGTGGGTCAATGAAGCGCGTGAGCTGCCCAAGGCTGTGATCGACGGTCTGACCCACCGTGTTGGCCGCTACCCGACCAAGCGCGACGGTGGCGCGACCTGGCACGGCATCCTGATGGACACCAACCCTATGGACGATGACCACTGGTGGCACAACATGGCTGAGAAGGAAAAGATGACCGGCAAATACGCTTGGAAGTTTTGGAAGCAGCCTGGCGGCGTGGTGGCCGTGGACACCGATGACTTGCCTGACATGCCAGAGGCCAATGACCACATTTTCAGCGCCGGCAAGTGGTGGAAAGTCAACCCGCACGCCGAGAACATCAACAACTTGCCAGCTGGCTACTACCAACAGATGCTGCTTGGTAAAAACTTGGACTGGATCCGCTGCTATGCGGGTGGCGAATACACCTATGTGCAAGAAGGCAGACCCGTCTGGCCTGAATATGACGACTCGACCATGTCTGGCGACACCGTTGTTGACCCCAATGTGCCGATTCAGATCGGTCTTGACTTCGGTTTGACCCCAGCGGCGACCATTGGCCAGCGCATGCCTGATGGCCAGTGGCAGGTGCACCAGGAAATTGTCACGTTTGACATGGGTTTGGAGCGTTTTGGCCTGCAGCTGCTGACCGAATTGAACCAGCGCTACCCAAATCACCAGGTTTTGGTGTGGGGCGACCCAGCTGGCCAGGCCCGTGATGCGATTTATGAGGTCACTGCCTTCGAGTTCTTGAGGACTTTGGGGCTTCGTGCGCAGCCAACCGCGAGCAACGACTTCAAAGTGCGTCGTGAGGCGTCTGCAGCCCCCATGCAGCGCTTGATCAAGGGCCAGCCAGGGCTGATTGTCAACCGCGAGTGCAAGATGCTGCGCAAAGCGCTGGGCGGTGGCTACCACTTCAAGCGCGTTGCTGTCGGCGCTGGCCATGAGCGCTTCAGAGATGCGCCAAACAAGAACGAGCACTCACACATTGGCGACTCTTTTGGGTATCTGATGCTGGGCGGTGGCGAATACAACCGCATGACTAGGACTCACCAACTCGGTGGCCGACCACAACAGCAGACCGTGGCCAAGCTCGACTTCAATGTGTTTGACTGATGTATATCTTGCATATATCACAGCGTTGCACAGCGTCAAGAACCCAATAGAATCTGTTGGCATTGAAACATGAGGTGTTGAAATGAAGCAAACCGTCAAGAACCGTGAAAAGCGTGCGTTGTTGAAAGAGGCTGCAGCCGATGGCCGTGGCAATGACAGTGTGATGGTGCACGCTGCGAAGGGTGAGATTGTGATCCCAGTGGAGCTGGCAAGACATCCTGAGTTGCGCAAGATCATTGCCCAGGGTTTTGAGGCGCTTGGCACGTCTGTTGACCACTACACGGTTGGCCATGAGAAAAACAGCAAGAACCCTGAGACTGGCGAGGCTGAGTTCTTGTCGCTCAAGAGTTTTGCTGGCACGATTGTTGGCGGTGGTGTTGGTTTCTTGGTCGGTGGCCCAGCTGGCGCTGTTACTGGCGCGAAGATTGGTGCAGGTGTTGACGTGACACGCGCATCAATTAGTAATGCGCAAGCTGCCCGCGAGCAAGCTGCACAAGCCCAGGCAACAGCCATTGAAGAAGCGCGCAAGGCGCGTGAGCAAGCTGCTGCTGAAGCGCAAAAGAGTCGTGAAATTGCGGCAGCAGAAGCTCAAAAAAGCAGAGATGCGGCAACTCTTGAGGCTCAAAAATCGCGTGAACTGCAATCTCAACAAATGCAACAGTCGCGTGAGCAGCAGTCTGCAGCGCTTGAGCAGCAAAAGGCTGACGCTGCAGCCCGTCTTGAGCAGACCAAATTGACGGCCGAGCAGCAAGCAAAGCTGATGCAAGACCTGACAGCTCAACAACGTCAAGCTGCTGACCTGGCTCAAGCACAGCTTGCTCAACAGCAAAAGCAATACGAAGAGCAAAAGCTCACCATGGAGAAGCAGGCATCTGAGCAAGCAGCCGCGCTTGAAGAAGAGCGTCGCAAGATCGCACAACGCGAGTCTGCGCAGATGACTGCACGCCGACGCAGTGGCCGTCGCTCGCTGTTGTCTCAAGCGCGACTCAACCCAGAGCTTGGTATCACTCAAGAAGAGCAGCAAAAGACTCTGTTGGGGGCATAAGCCATGGCTGTCTCAACATGGACATCAGACCAATACAGAGAGGCGTTGGCCAATAGAAGGCCAATCCCTCTTGGCGTTCAAATATCTGACAACCCAACTGCAACAACTCAAGCAGCAGCAACAACATCAAAAGTTGATCTTGCAACCGTTGACCCGCTTTACAAAAATGCGGTGATCGCCATGCAAGGCGCTGGCATTGATGACACTGAAATCAACAAGTTCTTGGAAGAGCAAAGAACTGCTGCCGAGCAGGCGCGTATTCAACAAGAAACTGAAGCTGAAAAGGCAAGAGTTCAATTAGAAACTGAAGCAGCTCAATATGAAGCTGCACGCTTGGCTGATGAGCAGGCATTCACAAAGGCGCAGGCCGAGCTGGATGCCCTGGCACAGCAAGAGCGCGACATCATCTTGAAGCAGCAAGCAGACTATGAGGCAATGCAAAAGCGTTTGCAAGAAGAGGCTGCTGCCATGGCCGAGCAGGCCAAGGCCGAGCAAGAGCGACTGGCTGCCGAGAAAAAAGCCTTTGAAGAGAAGGCTGCAGCGCAGGCAGAAAAGACTCGCGTTGAGACTGAGGGCTTTCAGCGCACCGGCGCAGAGCGCGAAGTTGCACGCAAGAAGGCTGCACGCAGCACTGCTGCACGGCCACTGCTCGCAGCTGCCAGTGCAACCGGTGGCCCACAGACTTTGGGCTACGGCGGCAACATGGGCGGCGGTGGATCGCTTGGTACAACACAAACTCTAGGAGTTGGATGATGAAAACAAAAGTCGAGAAAGTCATGGGCGAGTACAAAG